ATCACGTCCTGATCGCTGCCGGTGCCGTACAGAAAGAACGAGCGCCGGCGATCGTACATGTCCTTGCGCTCTTTGCGCGACGCCAGGCAGGTGTTCAAAACCCAAACAAGGTAGTCCTCGAGCACCTTGCCGCTCTCGGGCAGGATCATGGTTTCACCTTGACCAATAGATGCTTGCCACTTGTTGTAGCCTTAACGAACTTCCAGCCGGCCCTATAGAAACAATTACCCGGCGGGTTGCCTCGAACCTTAGTTGGATCGACATAGGTAAAAAACCTGTTTGGACCCCACTTCATAACGGCGTGCTGTTCTGCCTCAATAATGATCTCGCTGGCTTTGCGCGACGATTCATTGCGGAAGATTGCGCAGTTATAACCAGACTGATTGTCCATTCGTATGGTCTCATCGGGCCAAATCCAACCAAACAAGATTGTCCCCTCGGTATTGCGCAGCACAAGCTTGCGGCCCGAATACATGAACTGCCGCTTGCCGATTGTCCGGCGCGAATAATGGCGATCAGCAAGAGCCGCCATCTCCCAATCGAATGGCGTCGTGCGTATTAGTCCCTCGAAGATCGGTAGCAACGGCATTTGATGGTGCTTCACCTTCTGCCGGCGCCTGGTCCGGGGATGCTGCCGGAGCGCGACAGCTTCTGCCCGGTCGGCACCGTCACCTTGAAGTTAACATTGGCGGCGCTCGGCTGACACACCGCCTGCGGTCGCCCCTGGGCGTCGAGCGTGTATGGGGTACCGACAAAGCCGGGGGCGAATTGCATCATGTCGGCGGTCATGCGCGGCGCCGCCGTCGGCGCCTTCGGCATGGCGCGTTCGCCGGCGCGGGCGCTCGCGATGTCGGTCATGCCGTAGTTGGTGGCGAGCGTCTTGAGCTCGGCATCGATGCCCGGCGCCGCCTTGCCGATATGGCCGCCGTTCGGCATCCAATTTGTTCGCGCACAGCCGCAACTCGGGCACGGCGGGTAATCATCCCAGGCGTCGAACATCGCGCCGCAGCGGCGGTTCTGACAGGTCCAGGTGCGCAGGATCCCTTGCATCACAGCGGCTCGAAGTTGTCGGCAAAGTATTGCGCGGCGACCAACCACTGATCGGCGTGATTTTTAGGATTGCGCGCGATCATGTCGCCGGCTTTCGGCGAGCCCGCTGCCCGATCAACTTCGCTAATGCTAACGCCGTTCATGTGCTCGCCTTGTTGATAGGGCCGCATCTCCGCGATCTGCTTGCGGCGGTATTGGTCGAACTCCTTCATGGTGTTTGCTCCGGTGGCGGCACGTCCGTTGCGGTGACGAAGGCGAAGAATTTGCGCGCCATGTCGACGCGATCGGGCGCGTCGGTTTCGATCGCCTTCTCGATGCACCACTGCCGCACGCGCATCTCGGCGACGATGGTCTGCTGCATCATCGCGTTGTACTTGTGGACCGCCGCCACCTGCGCGGCGTTAAGCCCGTCCGGCATCTGTGGCCGCGGCGAGATCGACGGCGCCGGCGTTGTGTTGTTCATGATCGATCACCTTGTCATCAAACAAAGCCAGATGCGCCTGCTCCCATTCGCGGCACCAGGCATCGGACGCGGTGGGTGGAAATACGCCTTGCCAGCCCGGCGCCAACTGCTGACCTTGCGGCGCGAACTTACTGGTCACCGGGACCATCACCTGCACCAAGCTCGGCGGCTTGGCGCGGCACCAACCCTGATGCGGCTGACCCGGCGCCACCGACAGATCTTTGTTTTTCACGAACGCATTGCAGCTGCTGCAGCTCTGCTGGCGCATCATCGATCTTGTTCCTTGGCGCCGACGCCCTTTGGCGGATTGCGCTCGATGCGCGGCACCTTATGGGTTGAACCACCGCCGGCAAAATACTTGCACCAATCCTCGGGACGGATGCCGCCCTTGACGCGGGTGCAGCGCCCGAGCTCGAGCTGCGCCGTGACCACCATGTAGTAGCGGCAGATGGCGCAGTGGGCGCGGCCGGTGCCGGGTCCGTACTGCGCCTCCTGCTTGGTCGCCTTGCCGGCGTCGGCAAAGACGCCGGGCACGTCACCTTGCGGCACGATGCGTCGCCCTTGCGGCCTTGCGCCTGGCGCGCTTGGCGCCGCCCTTGCCGCCGAGCCCAGCGCGGGTGCGAAAGCGCACTGCCCGTTCTCTCTTGCCCATGGCCATGTGTCACCTCCGAGAGCGTGCCGATCGGCGCCCACGCCGCGCGCGGCGTTTTTGGTTAAGCGCGATAGCGATCGCCTGCCGGCGCGAGGTTACTCTGGGTCCGCGCTTTGATCCACTGCGCAGCCGGCCGTGCTTGAACTCGTGCATCGTCTCGCGCACGCCAGGCATGTCATTTGCCCGTCGTTGCCAGCTTCACCGCCCACATCGCCGCGTTCTCGTAGGTGGTGACGGCGAGCGCCGCCAGCCGCGGATCCTTGTCTTTGTTGGCCTCGCACATGTCGATGAGCTCGGCGGTCATTTGTTTGATCTGCTCGGTGAGATGGTCGCCGGCGGGATTGAAACTGATGCGCACCATCTGCTCGCCCTTGGTCGGCTGCTCTTTGCTCATGTGCTCACTCCCTTGTTGATGGTCTCGTCAGGCACGGCGATATTTTGTTTCTTCAGGAAGCTCCTGATCAAGCGGTCGACCGGCTCGGTGCCGCCGCGGGCGTCAATTTGTTTGCTACGCTCGACGGTGAGCCCCTGGCTTTTGAGTTTCGGCTGCAGCCAGGTGTTCCAGCCCTGGTAGGCGAGCGCGGCACCGATCACGCGATCGTCCTTGTCGCGGCCCTCGGCGCCGATCCAACCTTGATCGTTGATGACGCGGCGCATTTCCTCGAGCAGCGGCACGCTGCGCGGAATGACGCGGCGCAGCTCGATGCCGTTCTTGTACTGGTTCATCATCCGCGACTTCAGCTCGGGCGAGGTCTTCCACTGATAGACCAGGCTGCTACTGAGCGCATCAATCCGCCGGTACATGAAGTGGCGCATGTGGGCGAGGATGTTGCGCAGGTCGGAGGGCGGCTGACCGGGCGTGAGCTTCTGCGCCATGCCGAGCTGACGGATTTTTTCGAGCTCGTCGAACACCGCCTGGCCGGGCCCGGTCATCTCCAGGATCGGCATGCACCACTGCAAGCCGTAATAGCCGGCGAGGTGAGAAAGCACCCAAGCAGTCTGATAGGTACTGGGATCCGTCGAGCAGAACTCGGCGACCTGGATCATGCAGTCGGCATAGCCGCGCCACACACTGACCACCGAGCGGTCGGCCTCATCGGAACTGCCAAACGCGGGGTCGCAGCCGATGACGTAGTAGCCAAATTTGGAGGCTTCCTCCCATACGCGCAGCGGCGCGCGCGCGTCTCTTGTTTGCTGCAGAATGAGGTCTTCGAAGTTCAAACTGTATTTGTACCTGTAGGTCCAGAACGGCAAACGTCTTGCGGCGCGGGTGCATTCGGTGAGGGAATGCGTGGTGAAGAAGTTGGAGCCGGTACTGACGAAGGCTTCGTCCGCGGTCCATGGATACTCCTGCGACATCAGCGCCTGGTCGCCGCCCTTCTCGGACGCCAGATGCCAGCGATACCAGGCGACCTGCTGCAGCGAGATCTCGACGTTGTACGTCTGCTTGACCAAGCGGCACTGCTGACGCTCGAACGCCGTGAGCTTCTCGTCGACGCCGTCGGGCATCATCTGCTGGAAAAACGGATGCGCGAGCGGCAGCTGATTTCTTTCGTCGCGCCACCAACCAATGAACACCGTCCACTTGGTCGGATCCCTTTGCGCCGCGCTCCAAGCCTCCTCGAAATGATTAAAGCCGTTGGCCGTCGACTCGTAGATCTGCAGCCGGTGCGGATAGTGCGAGCTCATCTGCGCGCGAAACTCCGCCAGCGCCTCGCCGTCGCCATAGAACGCCGTCTCGGTGGAGTGCAGGTAATTGGCCGAGCCCGAACGGCCGAGGCCGCCCTTCTTCGTCTCCGTGGTGCCGGCGACCAGATAACGAAACTTGCTGCCGTTCTTGAGCATCAACAGCGAACGGTTGTGGCGCACGTAATTGATCTTGTGGGTCTTCGGCGTCTCGGCGAAGAACACCTCGATCGCCGTCCTGAAATCCTCCCGCGCCTCGTCCTTGTGCAGCATGTAGACGCCCAGCAAGCCCGGATGCTCGAACGCCCAGAACATGTCGAGCGCCAGCAAGAGCGTGCTGATGCCGACCTGGCGCGACTTAAGCACATAGATCGTGGTGACGCCGGCGCCAATCGCGCGCTCGATCTCCTCGAGCAAATAAACCTGACTGCCGAGCAACCGAAACGGCGATAGCCCGGTGTCCTTACTCTGCACCTTGAGCCGCGAGAGAAATTGCAAGAACCGCTTCTTCGGAAACGGCGCCACCACCCCGGACGGCAATTCAAACTTCGGCGCCTCAACCTCGCGCTCGGCCTTGAGCGGAATGGCCGACGGTAGCGAAGCTGGTGCGTCGTCAGTCATCATCGCACCCGCCGGGCCCGGATCGCGCCCCAGGCGGTCACCGCACCGCCGCCGCCATAGACCGGATTGGCCACCAAATAA